CTTGATGGACAGGACGTGGGCTGCGACGTCGTCGTAGACGGCGTTGACGAGGTCGCGGGAGTCCATGCCGCGGTCGAGGCTCTCCAGGATGGTCTCGAACTCGCCGACGATGTACTTCTGTCCCAGGGGCAGGAGCTTGCCGGAGGTCGCGAACTGCGTGATCTCACGCGTGGCGACCTTCGTCTGGGCGTCCCACGCCCGGTAGGAGGCGGCGGCCACCCGGCGGCGGGTGCCGCGGGTCTCCCACTTGACGGAGTTGATGGTGCGTTCGGGCATCACTGAGCGGGTGAGCTCGTAGTCGGCCGGGGTCTGGATCTCCCGGGCGAAGGCCTGGATCTCGGTCGGGCTGAGGTCGCGGAGCAGGAGCTCCAGCATGTCGTTCGGCATGTCCGAATCTCCTGATCAGGCCTTGTAGACGAACTGGGTGTTGGAGCCGGCGGGCACGTCGGTGGGGTCGAACGCGACCGGCAGCTTGGAGGGGTCGATCTGCCCGTGGACCATCAGGGGGGCCGCGCACTTGGTGGCGGTGGGGCTGAAGGCGACCTCGGTGAACAGGAACCCGGCGAAGACGTCGGATCCGTCGGCGGTGGCGGCGGTGCCGCCCGCGGTGGTGGTGGCGATGGTGACGCCGGGGCTGGTGCCGCCGGTGAAGGAGGCGGTGGCGGTGGGCGCGGCGACGTTCTCGCCGAGCTGGGTGCCGCCCCAGGTGAGGGTGTAGGGGCCGCCCGCGTTGCCGGTGACGACGACGTCGCCGGGGGCGATGTTGGAGAGTGCCTCCAGTGCGGTCTGGACGGTGGCGGCGGTGGCGTTGTAGGCGATCGCCGTGGTGGTCTGTCCGGACCAGGTGATGGTGAAGGTGCCGCCGGTGGGTGCGCCGGTGATGGTGACGGTCTGGACCTCGTTGGAGACCGCGTTGTACGGCGCGTACAGGCCGGATGCGGTGAGCTTGCCCAGGGGGATGCCGGACTTCATCTTCCGGTCCATCTGGTGGGCGGAGGGTGCCGTCCAGTGGAGGTTCTCGGTGAACTTGGTGAGGTCGAGGGTGATCGACTCGTTGGCCTCGATGCCGAGCATGCTCATGAGCCACGGGCGGCCGACAGCGAGCGTCTCGGTGCTGGTGTACGGCTGGATGTCCACGCCGTAGCCCCTTTCGCGAAATGCGCGGGTGTTCGTGTGAGGGCGTCTGCCTGGCGCCGTCCACGGGGGTTAGGGCGTGGTCCCTGGCTTGGGTGTGCTGCTGGTCAGGCTGCGTCGTCGGTGCGCAGTCCCATCGCTACGGCGCGGGCGCGGGCGGCCTCCTTGACGGCGTCCTTGCCGGGTGCGGGCTGGCGGGGTGCGTTGCCGCCGGCCGGTCCGCCGGACGGGGCCGGGGGGAGGGTCTGCGGTGCTGGGGTGGCGCCGAAGAGTTCCGGGCGGCGGGCCTTGAGCTTGTCGGCGGCGGCGGTGATGGCCGCCGTGTCGGCGTCGGGGGTGGCGGCCAGGTCCCGCTCGAGCATCGCGAACGCGTCGCTGAGGTTGGGCTTGTCCTCGAGGTCGACGGCGCCGAGGCGGACCAGGGCGGCCTCCAGCTGGGAGGTGCGGCGGGCCTTGGCGGTTTCCGCCTCGCGCTGGGCGATGGCCGTCTCGCGGGCTTGGAGGGCCTGCTCGCGCTGGGCGAGTTCCTCGGTGCGCCGCTGTTCCTCGCTGAGGAGGGCCTGGCGGGATGTTTCGGCGTCCTTGAGGACCTGGGTGAGCTTGGTGACGTCGGTGTTCTCGTGGTCGAAGGGCACGCCGGCGGCTTCGCAGAGCTCGCGGAGGACCTTCATGCGGCCCTTGTCGTTCTCCCGCGTCATGATCTTCGCGAAGCGGGCTTTAGTCATGGGCAGGCCGGTGTCCCTGTCCAGGAGCGCATCCGGGGCCGGGGCGGCTGCGGGCGTGGGCGGCTGCGGGGTGTGGCTGGGCATGTTGGCCGGGGACGGTACGGGAGGAGCGGCCGGTGGGACGGCGGGCGGCTGGCCTCCTGCCTGTCCGCCGTCGTTGTAGAAGACGGCGATGCCGGGCAGGCCGACGTACGGGTGCATCCATCCGGGGGCGGCCGGATCGGCGTAGGGGTGGACCGCGGCGGGGGCGGCCGGTCCGGTGCGGTGGGTGTGCGCGGGGCGACGCATCAGTACAAGTCCTCCCAGACTCGCTGTCGTTCCAGGCCCCGCGCCTAGATCCAAGTGCAGCACAGAAATCACGTCGTGTTCCCCCCGCTCCCCTGCGCCCCACCGGTGGCCGTCTGCTCGAGGCCGTTCGCGGCGGTGGTGTCGCCGCCCGTGGCGGGCAGTTGGACCGCGGGTGCCTGCGGTTGGTCGGGGGCCTGCCGGCCGAGGAAGGAGGCCACTTCGTCGGGGTTGCCGAGGGCGTCGGCGAGGTTGCGGGCGTCTTCGAAGGAGCGGGCGTCGATGCGCTTGATTTCCTCTTCGGCGTCCTCGATGGGCCAGCCGATCTCCTGCAAGCGGCGGATCGCGGTCTCCAGGCTGATGAGGCCTGCTTTGCGGGCGGTGGCGACTTCCTCGAGGACGGCGGCCTTGTCGGTGGGCGTGTAGGAGCCCCGGATCAGCTTCGCCGGGAGGACGGGCAGACCGGCCCAGTCGGGGTGCTGTCCGGCCTGGAAGAGGCGCTGCACCATTTTGGGCAGGAGTCGGTCGGCGTGGTCGCGGGCCAGCCGCATGCCCGACATGAGCGAGTCGAGGGGGCCGAGGGCGAGTTCCATCTGGTAGCCGGAGGTGAACTGGGCGGGGTCGGTGGTGCCGAGGGCGACGGCGGGCAGGCGGGCGGTGGTGGCGGCCCGGTCCTTGAGGTCGTTGACCTGGTTGCGGAGTTCGGCGAGGTTCTTGCTGGTGTCGACGGAGTTCATGGAGCCGCCCTCGCCGAGCGTCCATACGATGCCCGGGCCAGCCGCATAGGTCTGCTGCGCGGACACTGCCTTGCCGGAGATCGCGTACACCGGGGATCCGGTGGTGGCGGAGGCGCGGGAGGAGTCGGTGTCGGAGCCGGACAGTTCGTCGAACACCTGCAACACCTTCGCCAGGGACGATTCGCCCCAGTGCTCGCCGGGCTCGGGCACGGTGTTGGGGACGTGGATGATCGGGATGAAGTCCTGGTAGAGGTCGAGTGCGTCGAGGAGTTCGCCCTGGCCGTTGGTTGCGAAGTGGGCTTTGTCCAGGGGCAGGTTGTCGATGTCGACAGGGCCTTTGAGGTCGCCGAGTTCCCAGGTGGCGTCGGTGAGGTAGACCGTTTTGTAGGAGGGCTGCTCCGACCAGGGGTACAGGCGGGTGATGGAGCCGTGGGTGTCGAGGGTGTCGCCGAGGCCGAGGAGCGGCTGGGCGGGCTGGGTGTCGGTGGCCTCGGACATGACGGTGGCGCGGACGGGCCGTCCGGTGCGGTCGACACCGTTGGCGGTGGCCGGGCGAATCCAGTCCAGGTGGTAGGTGATGCGGCGCAGCCTTGCGGGGAGCCGGCGGGCTTTGTCCTCGGGGAGTTCCCACGCGAGGTGGATGCGGTCGGGGAAGTCGGTGCCGTCGGAGTCCTCGTCGAGGACGGGGAAGTAGAAGCCCGGATCGTAGGTGCGCACGCGCACGCGCTGCTTGTCGGGGTCCCAGTGTAGCAGGTACACGCCGTCGCCGAGGACGACCGCCTTGCGTTCGGTCTGGAGCAGCCGCATCGGCAGGAGTTCTTCGTCGGCCCATTCGCGCAGCAGGGTCTGCACGCGTTCGGCGGTCTCCGCCTCCGGGGTGGACTGGTCCCCGCCGGCCTTTTCGGCGCCGGGCACGGTGAGGGTTTGCTCGTCGCCTAGGACATGGGAGGTGATCGTGTCGACGAACATGCTGGGGTCGCCGAACTCGCGCCGGTCGCGGGCCGCCTCGCCGTCGACGTATGCGGACAGTTCGGCGACCTGGTTCTTGTCGTAGGCGGTGAGCAGCTTGTACGCGGCGAGACGGCGTTCGTCTGCGGCGGGTACCCAGGTGGCGTGCGCTTCGGGGAACGCGCGCCGGTTGGGCATGCCCAAGTGGTCGGAGTACAACGGCTTGTAGTTCAGCCAGGACCAGGCGTCGATGACGGCGGCCCTGACGCCGGAGAAGAGGCCCACCAGCCCACACCTTTCCGCTGATCCAGGCCCCGCGCCTAACGATCAGCGTACGGGGTCGGCGGGGTGGGGTTCCCCCGGCTATCGGCGGCCGCGGAGCCTCTGGTCGGTGTAGTGCTGGGTGCCGAGGCCCTCCTGGGCGGGGTCGGCGAGCTCGGTGAGGGCGTGGACGGCGGCGTCCATGCGGTCGGGTGAGTCCATGCCGGGCAGCCAGGTCACCATCTGGCCTTCAAGGTCGGTGTGTTCGCCGACGTGGTGGACCAGGCCGCGCGAGTACAGCTGCGCGATGGGTTCGGCGCGCAGCCGCTTGCCCTGCTTGGCGTGCACTTCGATGATCGACGGCATGAGGAGGCCGCCGGTCTGGCCGTCCTGGGCGAGGGCCCGCCAGGCTTGGGTGACGATCTGGCGGGCCATGTCGCCGCCGAAGTTGTTCTCCACGATGATCGCGTCGGCTTGGCGGTCGATGGCGAGCTTGCAGACCTCGGTTCCCCAGGCGTCCGCGCCCATGGTGCGGGAGCGGTCGTCCAGGACATACATGTGGCCGTCGGCGTCGCGTGCGGCGCTGATGAGGCCGACTTCGTCGTTGCGGAGGGAGTCGCCGCCTGCGTGGTCGACGGCGACGACAACGCGGGTGGGGGGGATGCCGCGCCAGTTGTCGGGCGTGAGCCGGTGGCTGGTGATCCACGCCCATTTCCACACGCCGCCCTCGAGGGGGCGGGGTTTTTGCTGGTAGAGGGCGTACCAGACGCGTTCGCCGACGGACTCGCGGATGTCGGCGAGTTCGGCGGCGTCGTACTGGGCGGGCCAGAGGGGGTCGCCGATGTTGCGGTGGAGGGGGTCGTCTTCGCGGTCGGCGAGGGCGGGGAGGTCGATCTGGAGCCAGCGGTGGGGTTCGTGCTGGAGGAGGCGTCCGGACAGGTCGTCCTCATGCCACCTGGTGTTGATCAAGATTAGGGAGGCGCCGGGGGCCCGGCGGGTGAAGAACACGGACCGGTACCACTCCCAGACGCGTTCGCGCTGGGCGGGGCTGGCGGCGTCGTCGTGGCCTTTGAAAGGGTCGTCGATGATGCCGAGATCAAATCCTTTGCCGGTCAGTCCGCCTCCGACACCCGCGGTGACCATGCCGCCCCGGACGGATGAGCCGCGCTTCTGCTCGAGGTCGAAGCGGTTGGCGGCATGAGAGGCCGCGTGCAGGCGGATACCGAGGACGCCCGCGTACTCGCGCAACTGGTCGCGGACCCAGCGGCCGTGGTCGTCGGCGAGGTCGGCACCGTAGGAGGCGATCATCACGCGGCGTTCGGGGTGCCGTCGCAGATACCACAGCGGCCCCCACCGTGAGGCGCGCTGGCTCTTCCCGTGCCGAGGAGGACAGGTCAGCATCACCTGTAGCCGCTCCCCTGCCGCGATCCGCCGGAACGCACTGTCGATCATGTCGAGGTGGGGGGCCTGCTTCTCCCGCCCCTCGGTGAGGACAGCGGCCAAGGCTCCGGGCGAGCGGTCCATGGCCATCTGCCGCTCGATGCGCGCGAGTTTGACCCGGGTCTCGGGCCGGGCCCGGGCGATGACGCGGCGGCGCTGCTCGGCGGGAAGCTTGCGGTAACGGGCCTCCAGATCGGCTTCGCGCTCAGGGGCCGTCGTCACCGTCGTCCTCTTCACCGTCCTCCGCCGGGTCTTCCTCTTCGTCGTCTTCGTCGTCGAGGTCGGCGTCCGGGTTGAAGGTGGGGATCTCTGCGTGTTCCTGGTCAGAGATGTCGATGAGGGCCATGATCTCGGCTGCTTCGCCGCTGGAGAACGGGATGGCGCCGCCGTCGGGGCCGCTGATCTCGGTGCGTACGGGCACCTTGAGGCCGAACAGTTCGGTGATGTCGGCGATGAGTTTGCGGGCCTGCTCGTTGGCTTTGAGGTCGCCGTCGTCGATGGCGAGGGGCATGACGGCGCGCAGCAGGGTTTCCAGGCGGGCGCCCTGGACGTAGCGGTACAGCTCGGCGTCTTGGACCTCGAGGGCGCGGGCTTTGTTGATGGCGCGTGCGAGGTCGGATCGGGCGGTGGCCGGGGAGATGCCGAAGTGGTCGGCGATCTGGGCGGCGGTGCGGCCCTGGATTTTCATGATGAGCATTTCGCTGCGCCGTTGGGCGACGAGCGCGCGTTTGGCTTTGGAGGGTGGCATGGCGGTGGGGCTCCCGCTCGGTGTGTGGTTGTCGGGGCCCCGCGCCTTGTCCAGATGATCGCCGATATTCGGATGGGGGTTCCCCCCGGGCATGGGTGGGCCCCCGTGCTCGCCCGGTGGGGTGGGGGCGGGTACGGGGGCCGGAAGGGGGGTGGCACGGCCCGGGTGTACTGGCGGATGACCAGTGGGCGCGGGGACACCCTGGAGGAAACCGAAGTTCCACCCTGGGCCGTGCACTTCTGATGGTGGCGTATGAGACGCGGTTTGTCTGAGGTGCTTCCCCCTGGCGCCGGGTCAGGTCCAGGGCGGGGGCCGTCAGTTGTGGGTGGCGGGCGGGAGCTGGGGGCGGGTGATGGCGATCAGGCCGTGGGAGTCGGCGTTGATGGTGGTGGTGGTTTGGGTGATGGGGCCGCTGTAGTGCTGGTGGATGGTGGGCGGGGCGGCCTGGGCGACTTCCTTGGCGCTCTTCGCCAGGGACTTGAGGGCGAGGACGGGGACGGCGAGGGCGGCGGGGATGGCTACGGCGCAGGCGCAGACCCATTTGATGACGGTCGGGTCGGCGTGGCCGGAGGCCCACATGAAAAGGCTGGCGGCTCCTCCGAGGGTGGCGGTGAGGACGCTGCTGGACAGGATGGTGGTGTTGAGGTCGACGGCGCGCTGGCTCATGGGGGGCCGTCGTGTGCCGGGCTGGTCTGCGGGCGGGGTGGGGCCGTAGGCGGGGATGGGGCTGGTGTCGCGGTAGTGGGTGGGGATCTGGGTGCGTTCGGCGGCGTAGGCGCTTTCGAGGTCGGCGAGGAACTTGCGGGCGTTGTCGTTGATGGTGGGCTGCCCGGCCTGGGGGGCGGTGGGCTGCTGGTCGGGCAGGTTCACGGGGCGGGGTCTCCTGTCGGTGGGTGTCGGGGTCTAGTGGGTGAGCTGGTAGGTGCCGCGGCCGCCGGCGGGCTGGACGTGGCCGGCTTCCTTGAGTTCGGTCATGGCGTTGTTGACGCTGCCGGGAGCGACGTCGGCCAGGTGGTGGCGGACGTCTTTGAGGGCCATGGGGCCGCCTGCGAGGAGGTCGAGGATGCGGTCCTTGATGCTGCCTGCGGACGGCTGGCCGTCGTCGTCTTCGTTGTCGTGGATGCCGAGGGCGGCGAGCTGCTCCTTGGCGGCGGCCTGGGCATCTGCGCCGGCCTGGGCGATGCCCTCTGCGGTGTCGCCTTCGGCGAGGAGTGTTTCGGCGAAGGCGAGCCACTTGGCGTAGGCGGTCTGGAAGACGAGGTCTTCCTCGAAGGTCAGGCGCGGGATGGGCGCGGACTCCATGAGGGCGATGAGGTGGGGGTAGGTCTTGTTTTCCTTGCGGGCGTACCAGGTGCGGTTCACGTAGAGGCTGCCGCCGTTGATGATGTTGGCCATGCCTGCGGTGATCGGGCCGTGTTTGGCTTCCTTGCCGTGGAAGGCGGCTTCGATGGCGTTGTCGCCGCCGGCGCCGAAGTAGCGGGGGATGGGGACGAGTTCAATGCCGGGCGGGAGGACGCCGTCGCGGGCCATGTGCTGGGTGGTGGAGGAGTTGGTGCGGCCGAGCCAGACGGTGCCGTTCTTGGCGTTGGCGCGGATGCGGTCCTTGTCGCCGAGGTCGGCGAGGTGGATGCTCTGGGCGGCGAAGCGGATGCCTTCGCCGAGTTTGCGGCCGGTGGACTGGCTGTCGCCGACGAGGCCGGTGACCCATTTGCGGAACGGCCGGGGGACGACGGCGTCGGCGCTGAGGATGCGGTTGAGTTCGTCGGCGGTGATGTTGACCAGCGGCCAGGGGTTGCCGATCTCGAAGGAGCCCCACCCGTTGGCGGCGCTGATCTTCTCCCGGTATTTGCCGAGGTCGACGGCGGCCGCGATGGTTGCGGCGGTGGCGGCGATGCCCTTGCCGAAGTGGTAGACGCGGCCGTCGACCTCCGGCAGGCTCATGCCGTCCTGGGCGTCGGCGACGATGGACACGATGCCGGAGATGCGTTCGGCGGCGATGACGTGGAGCAGCGTGACGGACTTGCCGGCGCCGGGGGCTCCGACGAACAGGTCGGTGATGGCGCCCATCTGGGGGTCGTAGAGGGGGATGCGGCCGATGCGGCCGTCGGGCTGCTGGCCGAGGGCGATGGTGCCGTCGGGGGCCATGGTGAGGTCTTCGATGGTGGCTTCGCGGACGTTGAGCAGGGGGTGCTCCTTGTAGATGCTGATGAGGCCGTCGCCGAGGCCGTCGGTTTCGACCATGACGAGGGTGAGGTCCTTGATGCCGACGGCGCGGGCGATCTGCTTCTGGTTGAGCTGGATCATCTGGTCGTCGGGGGCGGTGACGCGCAGCGCGATGCGGTTGGCGTCGGTCTTGTAGGCGGCGAGGGTCATGCCAGGGGCGCCGCCGCCCGGGGTGGCGAGCTTCTCCGTCCACAGGCGCTCGATGGGGTGCTGCTGGGCTTGGGCGGCCTGGTCGAGGGTGGGGCGGGCCTGGAGGAGTTTGCGGCCCGG